GGTGACTTGCTCGTACCTCTGAGGTCTAGCGAACACTCAAAAGATATGCAGCCGCTGTAGAGGACGCTAAAGCCGAGATCGGTATCGGCCTAGTCTCTGCACTGGAAGCCGCCGGGCAGGCTATGGGCGGGTCAAGAGGCATGGCCGGGGTTATCCAAGACACCGGGCAAGACCTAGGAGACTTTGCCTCAGGTATCGGCTTGGTGATTACTGCACTCGCAGGATTGACCGGCGGGATTGAAGACGCCACAGAAGCGGCCGGAAAATACGAAACCGGTGTATTCGGCATGCGCGACGCCGGTAACTCACTATTGGACAACATTCTGCCCCTAATCCCAATTTTGGGCACATGGGTGAGCGGGATTCTTGCAGTCGGTGAAAACGCTCGAATAAGCGCCGAAAAATTACTTGTTTTTGCTAACGCCGCCAAAAAAACCGCCGACGGCCTCCCCTACTTCCTAGGTGGTCTAAGGGAAGTAGAAAAGGCCACAAACGAGCAAACCGCCGCAAACGTCAAAGCCACCTACGGTGTACTTACCCTTGCCGAACGACAGGCCGCATACGAAAAGATATTAGAGGGAACCGAAGACACAATACAAACCTACGGGGGCTCGACCGGATCCGCGACCGTCGAAGTAGAAAAACTAACGAAGTTTCAGAAGTTCCTAGAAAAAAGCACGGAAGACGTAGGCAAGGCAATTGCCTCGACTGAGGCACTACTCAGCACTCAAATACAGAGTTTTAAGGACGCTAAAAACGCCGTAGCCGACTACGCCCTCACAATGCAAGGAAACCTACTATCCGGGATCGACCTCGGCTCAGCGTTCACCGATCAATTCGATGAAGAAGGCAACAAAACCGGCGTAGCACTTGTGGACGCTTTTAACGCTCAAATAGCCGAAGCCGAATGGTTCGGCAACGTACTCGAAGGCCTGCAAAACTCGAAGGTAGACCAGCGGCTCATCGACTACATGGCCGGATTGGGCCCGGAAGTTGGCGGGGCACTCGGTCAAGAAATGTTAGGCGATAAAGGCTTATTAGGCACAATTAACGAAAAGTTTGTAAACATTCAAGAAAAAACTAAAGAGCTTGCCCTCGGTTTAGTGCCTGACTTTATGAACGCCGGGGTAGAGCAAGCCGCCGCAATGGTCGTAGGGCTCGCCAACCAACTCGACTACGAACGCAAAACCCTAAAAAAATTGGGTAAGAATATGGCTAAGCCAGTCGGGGCAGCGTTCAAAACGCAACTCGCTAGTGACGTGGCCGCCGCCGTTCGCAACGTCGAAGCGGCAGCCACAGCGGCCAGAGCCGAGAAAGTAGCGGACGCGACAGCCGCCCAACAACTGATCACCGATCAACAAGTGGCGCGGGCTATCGCCAACGTGATCCGCAACTCCGATGCGCGTAGTGGCGCCTTCGTCACCCCGGTGCTCTCATGACACTAGAAATAACTCTCGCCGGGTCGGTGATCGACCTGGACTTATTCGAGTTTAACGTCACGGTAGCCCACGGTCGCTCAGATGTGATCTCAAGCCCGACGGCCTCGAATACCCAAATAGTGCTACGTGGTGATAGTGGCCCACTTCTGGAACTAGCCGACACGGTCGCAATATCTTTTGACGGTGTTGATAGGTTCACCGGTGCGATTAGTGACCTTAACGTGTCATTCATTAGTACCGGCACCCCGACTGCAATCACGACGATTACCGCAATGGGTAATCTAGCCAAACTTGGCTATACGGATGTCGGTGCCTCGGGCTACATTGAGCAAAGCGCCCGGCAACGGGTCGAGGGAATCCTTGATGCCACTGGCCTCGACTACCTGAACGCAGGCGACCCCGATATCACGCTGTACGCGATCCTAGAAGCCGACGCGCAGCCCTCCACGGCACTTGACGCTTAGGACGAATAGCAGAAGGCACCGGGGCCACGTACTACGATGACCCGACAGGCCGCATTATTTTCGAGGATTACGGCAACCGGGGCTCGACAACGTTTAGCGGAATTTGGGCTAACCAGGTCGGCACCTGGGCCGACGCCGAAGGCACATGGGCAGACTACCCACTATTTCCGCCTAGTTTCAACCTCGAAGCCCCCGGCGTTATCTTCGCCCCAACGTGGTCTAAAACGTTAACGCCTCTCATTAACGACATAACAGTTACCTACGGGCCAGACCTTACAGTCAACCAAACAGATAGCGCGTCAATCGACCAATACGACCGGCGTGAATACGCGCTCGACACGGACATTAAAACCATAGACGACGCGACGACACGGGCCGCGGGGATCATGACCGCTCAAGCGAACGGGCTGTGGAACCTGGGCCAAATATCGGTCCTCGTTGATCAACTCGACGAAACCGACACGACAGCACTACTCGAACTCGTATCCGGTGACCTAGTCACCGTGAGAGGATTACCTGCCTCGGGCCCTTACCCTGACTTTAACGGCATCGTCGAAGGCTGGACGGACTCCTATAATAATGGCCAGCACATTATGACACTGTCAATATCAGACCCTAGATTCTCTTTGCAGGTCCTACAATGGGGTCAGGTTGCACCGGCGTTTACATGGGGAGAAGTTGGCGCAGGCGCTCAATGGTTTGAAATAGTTACTAACTCCGATCTAGTGAGGTTATAAAATGGCAGCAACAGCAGCAGGCACACCTTATGTCGAGTCATCGGATCTGGTAGCGAACTATCCGGGGGTCAGTCTTTCTCTGGCTAATCGGGTCGATCAGGTGATGCAGGCACCTACCCAAAACGCGCAAACCGGTACGACCTACACAGCGGTGCTACTTGACGCTGGGAAAACCGTCACGCTGTCCAATGCGTCAGCGGTGACACTTACAATCCCCGCGCAAGCCTCTGTGTCGTGGGCAGACAACACGCAACTGAACTTCCTTAACCTCGGCGCTGGCACTGTGACAATCACCCCGGCTGCCAGTGTGACTATCAACGGGACACCATTGACTCTTGAGACGTCAAAGGGGGGAAGTCTCGTTCGCACAGCGTCAAATACATGGACGTTTACGCCGACTGGTGGTGCTGTCGGGAAGGTGTTGCAGGTAGTGAATGCAACTAAAGTGGACATTTTCTCAACGACCAGCACGTCACTCGTAGACGTCACCGGCTTGTCCGTGGCTATTACGCCTAGTAGTGTTTCATCTAAAATCTTTGTTACCGTGGCGTTGTCTTTAGAGTCATTGTCCGCCTCACAAAGTTGGGGCGTCGTCTTGAGGGACTCGACTCCTCTCGGTGGCACGGCAGCAGGTAGCCGCCCTAGCGGTAACTTCGCGTCAAATCCAAGTGACTTGGGTAAAGAGAATGGGCCGGTACATTTTAATACTTTAGACGCACCCGCAACGGTTAGCGCAGTCACTTACAAAATACAAATCGCGGCAAGGTCTGGAGTTACGGCAAGTGTGAATACGACGAGTGCTGACGGTAACCAACCATGGATACCCCGATTAGCCTCAAGTATCACAGTCATGGAGGTATCAGCATGAACCTACCTTTAGCACTTCAATACGCCCGACCTGGTGAAGAATGGACTCTAGACGGTGACGACTACACCGGGCTGACATGGATCTCTGACACAGCGAAACCCACGCAGAAGGCACTAGAAACCGCTTACCCTCTGGCAGTAGCAGCAAAAGAGGCAGCCGAAGCCGAACACCAAGCAACAATCACGGCAGCCCGTGATCATGCAGCCTTTCTTGGCTTCACCCCGGCGATGCTCGCAGTCATGTACCCACAATTAGAGGAGCCCCTAAGTGAGTGAAATAGATCAAGAACTACACGTGGACACGGTCGAAGTCGAACCGGTAAAGAAGAAGCCAACATCATCGAAGCACCCAAAAGTGGCTACCGAAACCGAACGCGCACGGGCTATTGTCCGAGCCAAACTCAAAGGTTAGAACCGTGGACTTTGGCGACATTGTCGGCCTCATAGCGACAGCACTAGCAGCACTAGCGATCATGGGAACTGGCCTAGTGTGGCTCATCCGGAACGTCGTTCGGGATGAAATAAAAAAAGCGACCCTCACAATACAACCAGGCTTCCGTAACGGTGGCGAATCACTCGCAGACGTTGCCGCGAAAGTCGACCGGATCTCCGAGAAGTTAGGACTCTGATATGAAGCATTGGCTCGCCTCCACATGGGAAGGCTCCATCGTCAAAATAGCGTCAGGCGCTGCACTCGGCGCGTTACTGTCATGGCTCGCAACCGCCGACGTGCACCCGCTAATAGTCGCCATATCGGCCGCAGTAATACCCGTAATCATTAACGCATTAAACGGCGACGACACACGATATGGACGGCTAGATAATGGCGAGACTCTGTAAAGGCGGCGTCAAGTTACGCGACCAGGTGAACCGCCGCTGGCCTCGACGCGACAAAGCCTCCGACGGATGGATCGGGGACCGGGCCCACTCTGAAAGAATATCGGACCATAACCCGAATAAAGCCGGTGTAGTCCATGCCATAGACATTGATGAGGGGCTAGGGACCTACGCGAATGGGCGCACCGCCCGGCGCCTGGCTAACCAGATCCTTGATTATGCGGCCAGCGGGCTCGCAGGCGCCTCACGCCTTAAGTATGTGGTCTACGAGAACCGGATCGCCTCCGGTACATACCGGAAAACATTTTGGTCATGGCGGCACGGTAATTGGGGACATGAAGCCCATATCCACGTGTCTTTTACGTCAGCCGCTGACCGTGACGGGACCGTATTCCCTCTTCCAATCCTTGCCCGGTCCCCCATTGTTAAAGCCCGGTGGACACGCAACCTGAGAAAAGCACGTAAACGCAACAAATAGCGGCTATTATCGACGTCTATCGAAGGGGAACAAATGTCAGATTACATTCGACCAGGGGAAGCCGCCGAAATGCTCGGAGTCTCACGCGACGCAATCAGGCGCTATTCGGATGCGGGCCGCATTGACGCCATCGTCACACCCGGTGGGCACCGTCGGATCGACAGGGAAAGTGTAGACGCCTACATCGTTCGGCGTACCCGAATATCTAGCACGGTGACGATTATTGAGCACAAATGATCACCGAAGTGCTTATGTGCGCGGCCCTACTCACGGCCCCGGCATGTGCAGCGAACTCGATCGAGGCGAAAGACTGGAAGGGTCACGAACCTAGCCTGTACACCGGGCAGCATTACCACAGCAAATGGGCAGGGGTTCGTAAGTGCATTATGCACAGGGAATCCCGATCAAACTATAGGGCCCGAGGAACCATATCGACCGCATCCGGCGCGTACCAATTTCTCGATTCTCAATGGAGAATTAGCCTTACGTACATGATGATTCGCGAGAGTCGATCGACCGCCGACGGCCTGATCTCAGAGATCAAAGCACTACGGGATCACCC